AGCTGCTTCTGCCCGGCTTCAAGCTGCTTCTGCCCGGCTTCCACTCTGCCAAGCCGTTCCACTACCGGCTCCAAAGCGGCCCCGATCTCCTCTTTCATCATGTCGCGCAAAAGCTGCATTTCTTCCTTTGTCATTGGCTCCACCTTCCTGTGCTTGATATTATACCCCATCAAAGCGGGGCTTACAATTGGGCATTGTGCTGATTTATTGTGGCAATCAGTTCAAGCAACCATGCCGGGCGCTTGTCTCCCACGGGAAGCAGTTCACCGTTTCGATATTCGGCCACCAGCACAAAGCCGTTGTCATTGTCGAAAAATTTTGCTTCATCACAGTAGGGCAGCAACTTTACAACATCAGCAAAACGACGGGAGAAGCGGCGTTCCACATCATGATATGGGATATCATGCCCACCCTTTGCCACACGGTTTTGAATACGGTGCAGGCTTTCTGAAAGCGTATCCAGCCCCACATAGTACAGGCGGATATAATAGCCAGTTTCTTTGGCTCTCTTGGCAAGGCGCTTTGGATATCCACCCGAAAGCGTGGTTTCCTGTGTGAGATTTATGCCATCTGCAAGCGCCCTTTCGATGCGCTCCACAGCCAGTTTGCCGCCCTCGTACTCATCACCGCCCGTCTCTGCCGTGATTTTATCCGGGTCAACAATAACACCTAAGTCGGTACGTTCGGCTTTCAATGAACCCGTAAGGCTGGATTTCCCCGCACCGTTCACGCCGCCGATCAATGTAAATACTTTCATTCTGCGGCCTCGCTTTCGTCTATATACTCCATAATATCGCCGGGTTGACATCCCAGCAGACGACAAAGCCTCGTAATGGTAGATGTATTGACATCATGCCCCTTTATTAGCCTATCAACGATTGTAGGAGAAATACCTGCTTTTCTCAAGTCGAACTTTTTCAGCCCCTTACTTTCCATGAGCTGAAACAGCTTTGCATAAGACATTGGCATCATAATCACCTCTCCCGCATTATTGTACACTAATATATACATCAAGTCAACAATTCGCGAAGCATTTTGTACACAAAAATATACAATTCCGAGTGTACATATTTGTGTACAACGCGAATTGATAAAGTGTACCGAAAAGTGTACAATATAATCACAGGGACAGGGAAGCGGCAAACCGAAAGCGAGGTGAGCCGCATGACCTGCAAAGTATGGGCGACGCTGGACAGGCAAACGCAATTGCAGTTGTTCGCCGCGTACATTGCAAAAATAAAGGCCGCCACGCGGTAACGTGACAGCCTAAGCGGAAACCAAGCCATTGCAAAGCCGCTTCCCTGCTCTGTATTTTACCACATCACCCACACAAAATGCAACCCTTGGGATTGGGATTTGAAAGCAGTCACCGAAGAATAAATAACAGGCTGCCCTACCGGCCAGATGGGGAGAAAGGAAGAAAGATTATGAATTTTAAAATTACTATTAAGGAAGTCCACAAAGCGGTTGTTTATGTCGAGGCGAACAGCTACGCACAGGCGTTAAAAAAGGTTGAAGATGAATATTGGAAGAACCCGAACGATTACTTGTTAGAGCCAGAAGATACATTTTTTGAGTAAAGCAAAGCGATATAAAATCAAATAAAAATAGGCTGCCCTATCGGCCACACGGGGAGAAAGAGAAAGCGCTATGAAAGAAGTAGGAATTGAATTTTGCGATAATAAAGAAATCTTTTATATCTGGGATGATGGAGAATATTATATGATAAATGGCTCGACTGGATACCCTAAACGGGATTGGCTCCTCTCCGATGCCGTAAAACATTACAAATCCGATGACGCAAAATGTGAAAGATTTGAAAGTGAGTGGAACGCGTGGTGCGGTTAAGTACTGCTCACCGCATTTACTAATTTAGCCATAAGCCCGCCCCGGAGGTCACGAGGGCAGAAAGGAGTATTTCCTATGGTAGCATATTACGAAAACGAGGCCGCCGTCATTGCCGCTCTGAAGCGGGCTAAGACGCCGCAGGAGGTAATTAAAATAGCTCAAGATTTAGAGCAGCGTATGGCTCCATCGCACGGGATACAAAGAGCCGTACAGGCGCTCTACTCTATGACTTGACGCGCCACGCCCATTGACCAATAGAAAACCGTCCCGGAAGTATGGGGCAGAAAGTGCGAAAACGATGAAGAAGATCCTTTATATCAACGGCACCGAAACTGCGCAGCGGCTCACAGCGCCCACACACTGCGCATAGGGACAGCAACGCGACTTCAATGTCACATACCCCGTATAAGTGGTTAAACGCCTATATGGCGAAAAAAACGGCACAATAAAAGGAGAGGGCCTGCCCTCTCCTTTTACTTTGGTTCCCTCCTGCCAATTTTTCTATGTACGGCAGGTTCTGCATTGGGAATTCGTTCGAGAATGTCGCTCAGGTCACAATTTAGAGCTTCGCAGATCAGGTCGATGTGCTCCAAATTCACGCGCTCGGCGAATTCGTGGTAGTACTCGTTAATTGTTCCCGGCCGAATGCCTGTGGCCCGAGAGAGGTCTGCTTGCGTCCAGCGAAGCTCGCCCAGCTTGCGGGACAGTAAAATTCTAATCACACGCATCGCTCCTTGTCCTATTCTATCGCCATGCAGCACTTTCTTTCTTGGGGGTGTAGCGATATGACGAAAATTGTCATAATATTACAGAAAGCGCAACACATGGTTAATTTTGCCATACATGGATAGTGGGAGGGCAAAAAGCTAGTTAGCCTTTAAACAAAAAAAGCCCCCGGTCAGGATATCGAAATCTCCTGACCGGGGGACGTTATATCTATTCAGCGCTCGGCGCGCTGAGCGCCTGCATCTTCTTCACAAGGTCGCTCACATAATTCGCGCCTCGGCTGGCAAAAACGCCCGTAAGCGCAATGCCAATCCATGCCACGTTGAAATTCACACCCAACGCGGCGTAGAAGTCCGCTCCAACACCAAAGCATAGCAGCACGCCCAGCGCAACGGCCCCCGCCTGCGTGGCGGCGGTTTTCCACTGCTTTTCGATAATGGCCCTGCCGAAGGTCTTGGCGTATTCCACCAGCGCCTCCACCGTTACGGCCATCATAAGTACAAGTACGATCATGTTCATTGTCCTTTTCCTTTCTATCCGTTTCTGATTTTAAGTGTTTCGCAGCGCCGAACGATATCTCCCACAGAATGGTCGCCGTCGCCCAGCGCCTCGTATTCCTTGTAGCAGCCTTTCAGCGTTTCCATACCATACGGCGGAATTTCTCCGACCTCAAGGTAATGCAGGCCCAAATCGATGATTTTCGCGCGCAACAGCATTTTCACGCCGCGCTCCACAGCTTTGTCCTTTTGATTTGTGTTTCGGATGCGCGCCCCCGCCCACCCGGCAAACGCCGTTACGATGGGCAGAAGCGCCGTAAACAGGTTTTGGAGGAAGTCCCACACAGCCTATACCTCCTCGTAAGTTTTCTCAAAGATATCCGGCTTGCAAGGATAGAACTCACCGTTCACCCCGCGGATGATATAATCGCCGAGCTGTGCGGTCATCGTTCCCTCAAGCGTACCAATACGCAATGTTGGTGCTGTGCCCGCATAGCTTATGCGGACCGGGTCAAGCCCGAGTGCAAGCAGCGCGGAAATGCACTCTGTAGAATAATCAAACCTCACAGCTTCCACTGTAACAGGCTTTTTTTGATATTGAGCCACATCTATACCCCCGCGACGTATGCCTTTACGTCTGCAAGACGCTTGTCCGCTTCATCGGCGCGGGCGTTTGCTGCTTCAAGCTGCGCTTCCAATTCCGCCGTGTCTTCGCCGCCGCCCTGCGCCACACAGGCCGCGAACGCATCGCCCGGGGAAAGCGTCACAAGCTGGCAGCGGTCGGCCAGCACGGCGGCGTAACGCTGCACTCCCGCCACGAAGATGCGAACCCAGCTGTACCCGCCGGAGTTGCCCACCTCGGCCTGCACCGGATAGCATGTCCCCTCGGTCAGCTTGCCGCCGTTATAGGCCTTGTCCACCGCATTCACATCGGGCGCGGTGAACACCTCGCACTTGCCGCTTGTCACCTTCAAAAATTTCATGTCGTTGTCCTCCGTTTCGTCGATTGCTTCGCCATATGTCCCCACAGCGTTGGGGTGCCCAGTGTATGCCGTAGGATCAAGCCCCGCCCCGGTGGTCGTGGCCCGCACCTCGAAATGGCAGTGTGCAAAGGGCGGGCTTGCCAGCGCCGCGTTGCCCGTGTTGCCCATCACCGCCAGCGCATCACCGCTTTTCACCCGCTGGCCCACGGATACCAGATTCCGCGCGTTGTGGCAGAAATACAGGTAGTTCACCGCGTCCGGCGTCTGGCCCGCGTCCAGCTCCACGCACACATACCAACCCCATTCCCACGTTTTGCTGCCTGTGGACTTGTCCACTTTGCGGGCCGTAATAACCCGCCCGGAAATGCTTTTGCCCTTATAATCAGGCATCAGGATGGTGGTGCTATCTAATCCTTCCTCATCACTGCCGCCGTGCCAGCCCTTGCCGTTGTTCCGGGTATAGCCCCACCGGCTGTACCCGTACCGCACCCGCACGCGGCCCTTAAAAATCGCCATATGTTATGCCTCCTTTACGACACTTTAATGTTTTGCAGATATGTGCTCAGTTTCGCGCCATTATCCACGCACGTTGTGAAGCACACAAAATACAATCCGGTGAGTTGCGTGGTGTCCAGCGTCACCGAATGTGGTCCTGCCGTGTTAAAACTGATACGGCTGCACACGCCGCCCGTCGCCGAGATGGGCTGATATTTATTTTCAAACCTCTGCGTGACACCCATGCTTGCGTATCCACCGCCCCACATCTCGGAGGCGGTAAAAATAGCCGTCAGCCCGGAAATGTGCGTCAAATCTATCTGCTTCACCGTAGACACAAGTACGCCCTGATAGAGCTGTCCATCATAGGGCATGTACGCTTTCATGTTGTCTGCATTGATGGTCAGTTGGCCATTCAGGCCAGATACCGCGCCAGGCGTATTGCCGAACCAATAATCATTGTGAGCCATATAGGTGTCCTTCTGCTGCCAGCCGCCCGTCCACTCGGTAATCTGATCCCCTGCATTGTACAGGTAGTCAGGGATACGCTGCCAGACCACGCGGGCGTTGAATAACACGCGGGAGCATGAGCGCCCCATGAATCGAATAAACGAGCTTTGGAGGATACGCCTCCCGTTGAATTTCAGCCCCATCACTGCCACCAGATTTCAAGATCGTCGCCATTCATGTTCATGCTGAAGGTCTTGCCGCCGATCTTCAGACTGTTCCCGGCGGTCAGCCCCGAATATGTCCCGCTGGTATTGGCCTTCCCGTTCAGTTTTGCGTCGGTCTCGGATTTGGTATAAGCGCCCACCTGCGCGGCGGTTGTCACATGAGGGTTATTTTTGTCACCCATATGAGAGATCAACGCCGACACCGCCGCGGCCAGTTTCCCGAAAGCTGTTGCCAACTTTTCCCGTGATATGAGTGCCGCCGGAGCAGCTGCGGGCATAAATTCCGGCGCGACTGCATAGGGTACGTCATCGTCGTCCAGCTCCAGCAACAGATTCGCAGCCAACGCGCCCCAGGCGTCGCCCTGCTGTTGGACGCTACTGGACACTTCCACGGCAACATCCTCCAGCACAGCCGCGCCTTGCCGGTTGCGGAACGTCAGCCGTGGCTTTCCGTCCGCTTCCTGCACGATCATATCTTTAAATGCACGCGCCAAATATGCCACCTCCCATAGTAAAGGCCAATGTCTGCCTTGCGTTCTGTTGCGCTGTCAGGGCTGTGTACAGCCCCAGCAATGCACTTTCTATTCGGTTCAGGTCATCATAGTTCCATACGCGACCATTGGCTGCGTATGCCCGCGCCCTCTCCGAGCGCGCCGGCCGAAACGTATTATCCAGTAATGCATCAACATTATTGTCTACGTTGGCGAAAAACTCCACATACGGAAATCCTGCCGGGCCATAGTCTGCCATATCTGCCAGAGGGAACGGCAGATATAGCTGCCGGGCCATGTCCCGCAGATGCAGAATATTACCTCGGATACGGACATAGTCCGGGTCGAGCATAACGGGGTCTGTTTCCTGCCAATCAGTTTTTGGCGTTATCCATGCCATCGCGTTCCCCCCCGCTTAAATATCGCTTGCCAGCCGTTCTCCGAGCGTAACGGATAACTGACGCCCGTATACGGCCGGGGCTTTGCTGGTTTCTTTCTGTTTCTCGACCTCTTTATCCTCCCAGTCGCCCACAAGGGCGTATGCGGAAAAATCCTTATGCGCAACTCCGGTCAACTGTTCATCCGGTTCATCCGCCGTCTCGTTGTCTGGGTAATAGATGGTAAAGATTTCAAGGTTGTCGGGGACGATATCCGCCCGGATGGCGTCAAACTGTTCTGCATCCGCCCGGAACGTGAGCTGCACCGTATTGCGCCGGCGGTTGCGCATCATCCCTTCGCCCTCGTTGGGCTGCTCAATTTCATACTTGTGGCCGTTGGCCAATTTGATAAGGCTCATGCCGTTTGCTCCTCTCTGATAGGTATTATTAAGGGTTGCTTCGCGTTGAATCGGATGGCGCGGCGAAGCGTCGCAAGCTCATTATGCACATAGGTATTCCCGGTCACATCTATGGACTTATGGCCGAGGATTTTTGCGATGGAATGGATATCCACACCGTGCCGCCGCAACCATGTGCCATAGGTATGCCTGAGTTGGTGCGACGTTAGTGGCGGGATGGATGGATAAGCCCTGTTGAAGCGTTCCATTTCTCGCTTCAGCCGTGCGCTCCATTTCTCTGGATTCAGGGCGGCCCCATGCTCATGTACCAGGTATGGGCCGGGGCCATACATTTCCAGGCAGCGTTTATATGCCTGTATCGCCACATTCGACAGTGGATTTGTGCGAAAGCTGTCATTCTTCGGTGCTCGTTCAACGATCACCCCTCCTTTCTGCCGCTGAAGCTGGCGGGATATGTCATAGGCCCGTAGCCGTAGGTCGAAGTCACCGGAACGCCAGCCAGCCATTTCGCCGCGCCGTGCTCCAGTCTCAAGCAGTAATACAACTTCGGGCATCTTATTCAAAAACCACCGTTCTGCCGTCAGTATCTCCGCATCGGAGTAGACGGGTTTGCGTTTTACACGCTTCTTGCTTTTCAGTTTCTTAAATTTCGCCGGATTTTTATCGCACAAGTCGTTGTATATCGCAGTCTCAAAAATCGCGTTAAGACACATGCTGACTTTGCTGCACATACTCGGAGAAAGCACACCAGATATGCGGTCGTAAAATGCACCAACGCGCTCTGACGTGACGGCGAAAAGCGGGAGATCCCCGAACTCCGGCAGGATGTACTTATATACGGGGTCTTCATACGTAGTGTAATATGCTTTCGTGCTGACAGCGGGCTTCTTATAATCCAGCAGCCAGCGGCGCGCCCAACCGCGCACCAAAAATTCATCATCGCAGATTTTGCGTTCCGCATCTATTCCATGTTCTGTGAGATATGTGTGGTATTGCTGCTTTGCCTCCGCGACCGTCCGGCCACGAAAAGGGCGGGTGACTGCTTCGCCATCCGCCCTACGTCCAATGATGCCATCGTATTTTTTTAAATTTTTCTTGCCTTTCTTGCTTGCCAT